AGTTTAAAAACCAACAACATATTAATGAGTGCAAATCTTATATCCAGGAATACAGAACGAAATATACAGAGACATATTGAAAGACAATGTAAAGAACCTACGACCATTAACAGAATAATATCTGAAGTTGAAAAGAAATTTCCAGATTTCGAAAGAGAAGTTATCGTAAAGCGAATTAACCATATATTGATGATCCAAAACGGACTTGTGAAGGTAACACTTCGGCCAATAAACAGTAATACACGATCTGAGGTATCGAGCAATTATGCAGATGGAATTCAAAGAAGAACTTTGCGACATGTTTTCACAAATTTGGGACCATATTCCAGACAGTCAAAATTTTTCTGAAGAAATTATTGTTGATGAGAAAATTGAAACCGTGCCTATGGATGTGCCAGCTATTGTTACACACAGCACTAATGTTAAACTACTTGAGGAAATGGATGTTGAAATAGTACATGGTTTAAACCCAATCAAGACGTTAATGTTCGATGGTATCAACGATGACGATGAACAAGGTAATGTTGGAGAAACAAGAGATGAGGGATATTATACAGTCGAACCAATTGATGAGTTTGTTAAAACCAAAACCGTTCAAACTTTGAAGAGTCTAAGACGTAAGAGAGGAGTTACTAGTCAAGATGGAGCTGATGACACAAACAAACACGATAATATGCATATGATGCTACAAAATGGCCATACTTCTATCCAGTCAATTGAAATAGAACATGATAATGCGGTTCCACTTAGTGGTGTTGTAATTGATAACATTTTAAATAAATATGGACAAGATAAAATATTCAATTTACGTAAACATAATCAATATGGAACAATTTATCATATCTCTGATGTAAATATGCTATGTGAAGAGTTAATTTGTAATGCTACCCAATTAAATTTACCCGCTGCGGCAGTAAGACGTATCACCTTTGAATTTTGTAGATGGTTGAACGAGACAGAATTATTGAAGTTACAATGTAATCAACTTGAGAAGTTTGTTTCAGTAGACTCAACTGAATGGTTTAAGTTACCAGTATCATTATATTTTGACATTCCAATTATGGCTAAACTGCTTAATATTCCATATAATCTTATTATCATTAGAGAGGGTGTATTATTCCAACTTTTATCACTATCAGATACCACTTTTGAGTTACAACAAGTAGAGCATTTAGATTTCCATACAAATCAAATATTAGCTATAATCATTGATGATCATGTGACAGTACCACTTTTACCGCTTAAGAAGCTTTGGAATATTTCTGACTTAGCAAAGAATACTGACTTACCATTAGATTTGTGTGAGGACGTCTCTTCATATTTTAAGGAGGAAGACAAAGCTATTAACACATATATTACTCCATATATCGATCCAAGAATAATCTTTATTGCTCATCGTAATCCTACAGATTTTATGTTTATGCTTCCTAATATACCATACCTAACTGAAGTTAATTCTGAAATCCAGATCGATAAACTTTCGGATGTGTGTGAATTTGAATATAATCGATATCGTAAGGCCCTTTTTTGTGTAGAAAATTTGATTGAAATTCATCGTTGGCATTCACTTGTTTGTTTCATACATTTACTTGCGAATGGTGAATTGACACAGTCAGAACAAATTTTTATTGCTGGAATATCTCGGACAAATGAATATTATGTTGAGTTGTCACCAAGAGATTGTTTATATAATACTATTAGAGCATCCTTCAGTGCGTATCAAGCGTGGTTCAAGGATTGGCGTGCTAATCGCAAGATTCAAAAGATTCAAAATAATGGAAATGATAGTTTACATACAGTTATTGAAGTTAAGAGTCAACAGGAATGTCCTAACATTGAACAAAATACATCTATAAACGTAAATAATCTGTTCTTTAACACAATTATCAAATATTTAGATCACGAACAACATAGATTTAATTTTTCAGATTTTAACCAGCAAATCGCTCACGGACACTTTGAGGCTTTACATGCAAGTGTAGAATTTGTATCTGAGATTCAAATTACACGAGAGTTTTGTGATGTTATACGTAGTAATCTACCATTGAATCTGGACATAATTTCGTTGTATAGCAAGTCGTTATCGGATTATTTAAAAATGGATTTAGTTGTATACTTTCCAGAGTATAATGAGTTAAGATTGATTGATGCTACAAAACAGTTTAAGATCAGGTTTATTGAATTTAATTGTACTAAGAAAACTATTACAATGTTTAAGTATACAACAACGTTTCATGCTTCGATGCAGAAATCGTATAATTATCAAGTTAGTATATCAAATGGGATGTCAAATAAAGAAATGTTTATTACATGTTTCAAGAAAGAGAGTAATTTAGCTGTTGTCAAACAGTTTTCGTTACGCAACAATCACAGATACGACGGAATCATTGATCAACCAAACATTATTGGAAAAGGTCGCCCCAATTATCCAAACACTAAAGAGCAGTCTGTAGATCATCATCCTAAAATAAGTCAAGTTAAACACGCTTCAGTTGAACAGGGACACCTTATTAATAATTATGATTTGATGAAGTTTGCATTATGTCATCAGAATTATAAGCGCATCTTCAATAATCAGTTATTTTCAGAAGCACCAATTAGTGATGAGAGTCTATTTCGTCTTAAACTTGAGGTCAATACTGGACAACATATACTAGCATTTACACATGTGTCGTTTTATGAAGATGGTAAAGTTAAAACTACTTATGTAACATTTATTACCGTTGATATAGATTGTAGCCATGTTCATCAAGCCTTATTACCAAGATGTGTTTTCCATATTCAAAAAGGTAAACCTATTTTATACGCTGCTAATAAAACATTTGTTACGGGTGGTAGTGAACGAAGAATTGAAGTTGTATTTAATCATCTAAAAGAGTATATAAAAGAAACAGGAATACGTAGTCGTGACATTCATACCCTAAACAGTAAATCAGATCAGTTAATTACTACTTGTCTAACACCTTTCATTCTATCAAGTATGTCTATGCGTAAAGCATTGCAAGATAATGGTGATTTATCATTTACTTCTCAGTGTGTACGTAAATGTCAGATGTCCTTTAAAGATGATCGCATTAATTTGCCATGTGGAACAAGTGTACACGAATCAACTGTAGATCTACATAAGCATGCATGCTTACTAGAGTATTATCGATTAGGATTGTATAAAGAGAAGAATAATATGAATAGATGTGGATTTAGTTGCGTTGAGTGTCATAGTAGGTATCCTAACCAATTATGCGCTAACGTATGTCGTTTGATATGTCAAGGCATGTAGTTCTGACTCTTGTGAATGGTTTGTATGAGATTAATATGTACGTGTGAGGCCTGGGACTGCTAACCCCATGGTAGCTGTTGAGTTTTTTAATCCTAAGT